GGCGACAAGGAACTGATCCGGCAGGTCAGGGACGGAGAAACCACCATCAATCGCGCCTACATGACTGTGAAGGGCATCGAACCGCACGACAAGAGCATGCGGCAGATGAAGCAGGAACAGCTTAAGCAAGCAAAGCAAGAGCATGCGGATTTTCAACAGCAGAAGGTGGTCGATTTTTCCGACATCGCAAAAGACAAGGAAAACCGCAAAAGAATTGCAAAGAGTCTGTATTCCGAATTGCTCGGTCTTGGAAAGCGGATTGAAGAAGTTTCGATACGGAACAAGGAAAAGGACATCGACATCAAAGGTATGTCGGCAATGCTAACACACGAAGAACGCAAACTGCTTCTGGACATGATAGGCATCTGGAGGACTCAACTCACACAGATAGCACAGGAGGTGACCGGAAATTAACAAAGAGCAGAACATCACCGATATTGCTCGTGGAGTATTCGAGCAAATCAGGGAAGAAATGAGGCTTGGAAACAAGCACGTTATCAGAACGGATACGATGAAAACCAGGATTCTGTTGCACAGCGAGATAAACGCAGGTGATGCGAATACGCGATATCTTGCCGAACTTGGCATACAGCAGGTTGTTCAATCTGTATTGAACAGTAACGGATTTTATTCTGTCGCAAACGGTTTTTTCGTATCGCTTAACGAATGCAAGAATCTCGTCAGGCTAAAAATCATGCTGAAGAACGCAAGCAGAAGAGAAGAGTCCGCCGAATGGACAAAGGACAAAATGGAGTCAATCACGTTTAAACAGTTGAAGATGGAAGGCATCGAACTCGAACTTGTGGAAGAGCCTGCATTCGATGATTTGATTGCTGACCTCGAAGCAGATGCAGTATGACCATCACCAACACTATCTTAACCATCCTCTCCGCGCGTTACGGAGTGGATATTTCAGGAGGACAGAATGAGCAACAGAGCACTGGATGCATTAAACGGCATCGACGAGACGCTGACCATCAACAACGTCCGCAAGACCATGGCGGATATGACGGACATGCTCGAAGTCGTCGAGAAGACGGCGGATGAGGCTTATGAGAATCCGTCATTCATGCCGACCGCACTGCAGGTTATCCGGCATTTCATTGTCCTGATTCAGGATGAGCACGAGGACATGAGCGGCGTGTTTACGAGGATTGCGTATCACGTCAACCTGGGCCTGTCAGCTCCCGAAGCGGTCGAGGCCGACGAGGCGGAGGCGGATGATGGGATTTGAGAAGAAAATCCGGCGACTGTCGGAAGAGGAAAAAGGGAGGATTTTGAGCAGGTGAGAAGAAAAATCCGCGCAATCGTGAAGAAACCGGGTGAACCGGTCGGGCACAAGATCACGCTCGATAATAATTTGCGAGCGTTTCAGGAAGTCGTCGGCGGACCGATCGAGACGGTGACGCTTCTGCAGGGCGTGACGGTCATCTGCAACGAGGAAGGCAGAATCCGAGACCTTCCGGAGAATTTCAAGATGATGGGTGAAACCATCCACGGCGCAGTCGCAGTGGTTGGCGTGTACGGCGAGGACTTCACGAATTGCCCGCTGAATATGGAGACTTGGAAATTGATTTTACGGACATGGGGGAACGAGACATGAAAAAGAAAATGATACTGATGTTGATTCTGGCCCTGCTCATCTGCACGCTTCCGGTCATGGCGAAAGTTCCGCGGAACGGCAAGCACATCGATCGGGAGGGGAACGTCTTCATCATGCGGCACGGCAAGCCGCGCATGGGATGGTTCCGTTACCACGGCAAGTGGTATTACGGGCATCGTACCGGTTCCAGGCTGTACCCGAAAGGATCCTGCACAGCCGGCGAGTTCCGGTTCAGAGGCCGCAAGCTGTATTACTTCGATAATGACGGTACGAAGCTGACCCATTCGACCGAATTCATCGCCCTGAACCGTCACAGCACATCCGTCAAGTACATCCGAAGCGGGCGGCTGACACGGTACAACGTGAAGCGGCGGCGTTATCAATGGCTCAATCCCAACACGGACAGATGGGAGGATTTGGGCATGCAGTGTTTGCCGTACGGAAGTCTGGACGAGCAGAGGTGAGTCATGGAATACGATTTCGGAATCCATTATTGCCGGGCATGTGGAAAGCCTTTCGGCCCTTGTTGGGACAATCGGGAATACTGTTCTGAAGGCTGTGAGGGCGCTTCTAAGCCGCTTCCACCATTTCTTAAGGTAAACCCACGAACGTTACCCAAGCCGCTCTTAGAGCCGACGAGAGCAGTCAGGATTGGTGAGGTAGTAAGCGCATCCGAGGCCGCACACCTGTCAGCGGAAATCGGTGAATGGAAAAAAGACAACAAAGCGTTCCGTGAATCTGCCAGACGAGGACGGCTCAACAGCTCGCACAAAGCAGGGATAAAGCCGTGGACGACGGAAGAAGAGCAGAGGGTGCTTACCCTGCGAGCGGAAGGCAAGACCGTCTCGGATATTGCAACGATCATCGGACGCACACCGTCAGGTGTTGAACATCGGCTCGGATTGATGCGGAGGAGACAATGCAAGTGATTCACAAAAAGATGATATTGGGCGGTGACACCGCCTACTGCAAATGGTGCGGAACGGCCTTCACGACCACAAGAGAACACAAGGTGTTCTGCTCCTACACCTGCGAGGACGCAGAGCGCAAGGCTTACAAAGCCGAAAAGAAGCGCGGCGAGACGCCAGGGAACGTGCTCGAGCCTGTGATCCGGATTTGCAGGACGTGCGGCACACCATTCGTCACCACACACGAGGGCAGGCGGTATTGTTCGGACAAGTGCCGATACCACAAAGAGTATGTAAAAGGAAATGGGACTTTGTAAGAAGTGCTACAAGAGGCGACGTTGTTATGAAAGAGACGAAATCGGACGATGCTCCGAATACAAGCGCATCGATGAAATTGCGGCTGAAGTGCAATCCGTCGAAACTGCCGGAGCCGCCATACGAACAGCCGGCAGTAAAGAAGCTGTCGGAGATGTCAAAACAGGCGGTCGTGGAACTGAAGGACTTCTATTATGCGCAGAAGTTCAAACGCAAAACTTTGTGGCTGAAGAATAACAAGAGGGACAGGAGGAATGGAAAGTGATTGGATTCGTACTTTTCATCGGAGCACTTTTAATGCTGTGCTTCGAACTGGCGAACTTGTACATGCAGACTATGACACAGAGGGAGATGATCGAGAGGATTCCGAAGCAGCAGAAAACTGCCGTAACGTCGAAAGAGTATTACAGGCATTTCGACTTGTCGGCTACGGATTTAAAAGCAAACACGGGAAGGAGGGCAAAACGCAGTGACAAATAAGGAATTCGAGGAAATCTGCCTGAAAGAGTTTCCGCTCATCGAGGGCATGGTGAAGACGGTAAAGGCGCTGAATGTTGGCTGTATCCGGTGCTGTGTCTACGAGGACGGAAGCATCAACTTTTGCATCGACGAAAGCGCAAGTAAGGTTTTCCACACAGCTTTTCACGGCGGCAACTGGAAGCCGGGAGAGATTCAGCCCATTCACTATGACGGGAACGGCGAAGCGTTCTGGGCGCCGCACATCCATTACGATGCTCCGGCCACAGACGACGGCGTACTCGACGACATCCCCGTACAGTAAAAATTCCGCCCAAGTGCCGGAAACACGAGGACGGAAAACGGATAGTAAATACAACTTCATTATACATGAAAGGATAAAATGATGCATCCAGAAATTATTTGGAAGGATGTTGTTGGATACGAAGGCTTGTACAAAGTAAGTAATACAGGCGACATTTTAAGCATTAAAAGAAAGGGGAACTGGAGAGGCGACCATTTAATGACAAAAACAAATGATGGTCATGGCTATCCGCAGGTTTGCCTTTGCAAAAACGGTAAAAACAAATCCGTAAAAGTTTATAAAATCGTCGCAAAGGCCTTTATTCCAAATCCTCACGACTACAAAGAAATAAACCATATTGATGAAAATAAATGGAATTGCAGAGCAGATAACCTTGAATGGTGCACCCGTTTATATAACGTTCGTTACGGAACAAGAACACAGAAAACATCGACAAAAGTCGCAATGTTTACAAAAGATGGTAAATACATCCAATCTTTTAACAGCATGCGCGAGGCGTGTAGAATTTGCGGATTTCCTTGTGTTGGGAATATTGCAAGAGCAGTAAAAGAGGAAAGATGCACTGCTTATGGTTATGTTTGGAAGGAGGTTATTTAATGTCTACACTTTATCAACTTACCGCTGACTATATGGAACTGCTTCTCATGGCTGAAGATCCCGACACAGACCCGCAGGCCTTTGCGGATACGTTCGAAGGCATCGAGGGGGCGATCGAGGACAAAGCGGACGGATATGCAATGGTAATCCGTCAGATTATGGCAGATGTCGCCGGTCTCAAGGCAGAGATCGACCGCCTGACCGCCCGCAAGAGGGCCGGAGAAAATGCGATTGAACGCATGAAAGAGACCTTGCAGTATTCCATGCAGGCGACCGGAAAGACCAAATTTAAGACCGCGCTCTTCAGTTTTAGTATCCAGAAGAACCCGGAGGCCGCAGTGGTTGACGAGACCGACCTGTCGAAGATCCCGGAGCGCTTCCTTGTGCGGAAAGAGCCGACCGTTAACCGCAAGGCGCTCAAGGACGCGATTAAGGCCGGGGACGAGGAAGCCGCTAAGATTGCGCACCTGGAGCAGGGCGAGAGCCTGCGGATCCGGTGAGAAGGGAGGTGAGAAGATGGCAATTTTATGCATGGTTTATGGCCAGAGTGGAACCGGCAAGAGCACGAGCCTGCGGAACTTCGAGCGTGAGGATGTTTCCGTTATCAATGTTTCCGGCAAGCCGATGCCGTTTCGGAAGAAACTGCCGACCGTGAACACGGATGATTACAAGAAAATCGTTGCAGGCCTGCCCGCGATCCAGACGCCGAGCATCGTAATCGATGACGCGACCTATCTCATGGTCAATGCGTTCATGCGCAATGCAAAGGTGACTGGTTACCAGAAATATACCGACATGGCATTCGATTTCAACAATCTGATTGAAGCAGCACTGCGGCTTCCGGACGACAAAATCGTGTACTTCATCGGGCACAGCAATCAGACTGACGACGGCAGGGAGCAGTTTAAGACCATCGGGAAGATGCTCGACAACTACGTCACGCTCGAGGGAAAGTTCACCATCGTACTAAAGACAGTGGTCAAGGACGGACAGTATTATTTTTCCACCCAAAACAACGGGCAGGATACCGTCAAGAGTCCCATGGGGATGTTTGAAGAGGCGATGATCCCGAACGACCTGAAAGCAGTGGATGACGTGATACGGGAGTATTACGGAATGGAGGTGAAGGCCAGTGAAGCCGATACAGTGGAAAAAGGCCAAAAAACCTAAAAAGCCGTATTGGATTATGCTCCACGGCAAGCCAGTCGGCAAGACGTGGGCAGTGTCTCCAGAAAAAGCGAGAACAAATTTCTGGTGGAAATATGTAAAAGAAGAAAACGAATACTCATTCAGGGAATATAACCCCGAAGATTTTGACGTAATAGAGGCATAAGGAGGAAATAATAATATGAAACGAATCGACATGACCAACGTCAAAGAAGCAGGCGACTTTTCCAGACCCGAACCTGGCGCATACATCTGCATCATCACCAAGGTCGAGGACGTCCCCGCCAAGGAATACCTGAAAGTGTTCTACGACATCGCGCAGGGCGAGTTCAAGGGCTACTACAGTGACATGCGTGAGAACCATCCGGATTGGATCTGGGCCGGCGCATACACCAAATCTTACAAGCCCACTGCACAGCCCATGTTCAAGCGGTTCTGCTCTGCTGTCTCCAAGAGCAATGGCGCCTACGTCTTCGATGCGGGCGCCGTCAACGCTGACGAGAACACGCTGATCGGCAAGCTGATCGGCTTGGTATTCCAGGAAGAAGAGTACTATGGCAATGACGGCAGTAAGAAGACGCGCCTGATCGTCAGCAGGGAGTTTCCCGTCGACCAGATCGACAAGCAGAAGACGCCGAAAAAGAAAGAGCTTCCGGAGGATACGGCAAGTGTGACTGATGGTTTCGTCAACGCTGTCAACGGCCCTGCAGATCTCGAAGCACTGCCTTTTGAATGAGGTGACCAATGACAATTCTGGAAGACACTCGGCAAAAGCCGGGAAAGCATGACATAAAAGCGCAGGCGTTCCAGAATGCGGGAATCGACGTGTACAGGTGTAAGCTGCCGTTTGGCGACTATGCACCTGTACCGCCTATATCAATCGACACAAAGCGGAATATAGACGAGATAGCAGGGAACATTTGCGGGAAAGAGCATGCGCGGTTTATCCGCGAGTGTAAAGCCGCAAGAGACGCAGGGTGCAAGTTGATCATACTGGTAGAAAATGAAATCGGCATTGCATCGGTTGCAGACGTTCATCTTTGGCAGAATCCGAGGACGGTATACTCGCCAAACTGTGTGCAGGGCGCGAGGCTTCAGAAAGCTATGGAGACCATTTCTGCGCGCTACGGTGTCACGTTCCGCTTTTGCAGTCCGAAAGAATCAGGAAACATAATCGCGGAAATATTACAAGACTATGTCGAATAAATATTTAAGTGCGGCGTTGAAATACGCTGAAAAATACGGATGGGCTGTTTTCCCGATTGACCCGCAGACAAAGAAGCCGCTTACGCCGCATGGATGTAAGGACGCAAAAAAAACAAGGGGGCCAATAGCCAGCTGGTGGAAGAAGTGGCCTAATGCCGGAATAGGTGTTGCAACAGGATCCATTTCCGGAATCATCGTAGTTGACGAAGACATCGACCGCGACAAAGGGATAGATGGCTCGTATGAAATGCGAATATGGGAGCGGGACAATGGAGCATTGCCAGACACGGCGCAGGCCATATCAGGGCGCGGCGGCGTCCATCGATACTTCAAGTATTCGGGGACTGATATCAAAAACCGCGCGGGGGTCCTGGATGGGGTTGATGTTCGAGGTGAGGGTGGCTATATTATCGCGCCGCCTTCGCTCCACCCAAACGGGACAGAATACCAGTGGGAAGACGATCCGGACGAGGTTCCGCTCGCAGAGGTTGACGAAACAATTCGAAAATTTCTCAGAACCGGAACAGTAAAAAAAGAGCAGGGCGAAACGTTTGAGGTCCCATCAACTATTCCGATGGGAAAGCGAAACGAAACACTGTTCAAGCTGGCCTGCTCAATGCAGGCCCAGGGATTTCCGGACGCGGCGATAAAGGCGGCTCTGGCCGAAGTCAACGAAACGGCGTGTGCATCACCGGTTGATGATGACGAAATCGACACCATCATCAAGAGCGCACTCCAATACGAAAAGGGCCAGTTATCTGTTGTCAAAGACAGCGGCCTGACGTGGCGGGAGCCAAGGATCGCAATGGTGATAGACAAGGATGGAAACATCACAGACAAGCCCGCACAGACCATCGCCAACGCCGAAGAAGCCATCCGGTACGACAAGGAGTTATTCGGACGGCTCGCCTACAACGACATGACTTATAGCCCGTATGTTTTCGGCAATCTCCCATGGAAGCAGTCGCGAGGGTGGCGGGAATGGGAAAATGTGGATGATTCGCAACTGCGCAGCTACATCGAGCAGAAGTACCATTTGAAAAGTCCTGAGAAGGTCATGGACGCGCTCCAAAACGTCACAAGTCAAAGGGTAATCAATCCAATCAAAACATTTCTGGAAAGCGCACATGCGCAATGGGACGGGAACAAACACATTGAAAATCTGCTTCATGACATCATGGGAGCGGAAAAGAATCCATACACAACCGAGGTGATGCGGCTATTCATGCTCGGGGCAATCTCGCGGATTTATCAGCCGGGGTGCAAGTATGACTATGTTCCCATCCTGATCGGGGCGCAGGGCATCGGTAAATCAACGTTCCTGCGAATGCTCGCAGTGGATGAGAGATTTTTTTCTGATTCACTCGGAGCCCTGGAAGGTGACAAAGCAAAGGAATCACTTCGCGGTGCGTGGATTGTGGAGCTGTCCGAACTGCTTGCCATGAAGCGCACAAAGGATGTGGAGGCGACAAAATCGTTTATCACATCTCGCGAGGATATCTATCGCGCGCCTTATCAGCGTCGCACAGAACGCAGGCCCAGGCGTTGCGTTTTCGCCGGAACAACGAACAGCGCAGACTTTCTCACAGACCGAACCGGAAACAGACGCTTTCTTCCGATCGAGTGCGGGAAGCACACGCCAAGCGTTGACATGTTCAAGGATGGAATGATTGCAAAATCGGAAATCCTGCAGGCATGGGGCGAAGCGATGGATACGTACTTGCGAGAAGGGAAAAACATCAAATTGATACTACCAAAATCGCTCCAGAAGGAAGCCGCACGCGCACAAGAGTCGTACCTGGAAGAGGATCCGTGGATTGGAATTGTCCAAGAGTGGCTCGACAAGACAGAACACAATCGCGTCTGTGCAATGATGCTGTGGCGCGAGGCCTTGCGGCATACCTACGACGAGCCAAAACGCTCTGACATCAATGCGCTGCACTCCATGATGCAGAAAGATATTTCCGGTTGGGTTTCAGTCGGAAAACAGCGGCTCGGCAACTACGGAGTGCAAAGATGTTACGACAAGGCAACAGAACAATTCTTCGATATTGACGAAATACCGTTTAATACTGATACGTAAATACGTTAATATGTGTTCAAATTGTGAACAATGTTGCCGAGCGAAGGCATTTTGTTGCCGTACAAATGTTCTACGGCAACACGGAGAGCCGCATAAATACTGGGTTTGTTGCCGTGTTGCCGTTGTTGCCTTGATTTCTTTAAAAGACTTAAAAAATATAAAAATAAGAAAAAAAGGAATATATAGGAAAATGACGACAACATGGCAACATCGGCAACAGTCGGCAACAAGAGAAAGGCAACATGATGGATCAGGAAACAGCGAAAAAGTACTACGACATCATCCTGGCATGTTGGAAGGCGTTTCACGAGCACCTGCCGAAAATCGAGCAGGTCATTGATTATGACAGCCCAGCATGGAAAACCATCTGTGATGATTTTGAGCGCATCCCTGACGCCGCGCCGCCCGGCCTGAAGGACTATGCGGACAGCATGGCAAGGGTGCATGTGTTTGAGCTGGAGAAGATTTGGAGGGAGCGGAAGAATGACAGATAACAATCAGACAGCAAAGGCCGACGCCGGCAAGCCCCGGCTGACACTGGTCCCGCGGAGGATCATCTGGGCCATCGCCCGGATCCGCGAGTACGGCAACCAGAAATACAAAGATCCTGACAACTGGAAGCAGGTGGAGCCAAGAGATCCGAGCGGAATTGAGAGCACTGTAAGAAAAATCGCACGTAGAGCAGGCGTGCAAAATGCTCACCATCACCGCTTCCGGCGGACGGGTGCAACGATGGCCCTGAGAGGCGGCATGCCGATCACGCTGGTCTCGAAGCTGCTCGGCCATGAGAACATTGCGACCACACAGATCTATCTGGACATCTCAGATAAGGAACTTGAGCAGGCACATGAAAAGTACGTAGTTTAGTCATATTCGAGAAAACGACGAAGTAACCGGTGCAGGTGTAAATGTCCGCACGCAAGGCAAAATAACAATAACAACAAAAAGACGGTGGCTTTGCGTGCGGAAACAGCCGGTTTTATAGGAGAAACAATGTATTTGACAACAGAAAATGCAAGTGAATATGTCGGAAAGACGCTTGATGCAAAGCATCACATTTTGGGAGTGTATCCGTACAAGGTTATTCAAACACCATCAGGAGAATACCTTGCTGTGGACAGGGCGGGAGTCGGAGTAGTAGTGGCAAAACCCAATGATTTATTTAATGCAATTTATTTTGACATTGTTTTGGACTGACAGCCGGTTTTGGCGATTAAACAAACCGTTTTGCAAAGTTTCTGCAAATAAGCAAAGAAGGAGACTTTTATGGATAACAGGGAAGCAATCGAATATTTGAATGACGTGCGCAATGGGATACACATCCCGGCACCGGGAATAGAACTCCCTTTGCTCAATGATAAAGAGAAGGAAGCTGTCGACCTTGCCATCGCCGCCCTTGAGCAGCAGGTGGAAGACAATGAGTGGTGCCTTGACTGCAAAGAATACGACAAGGAACAGCACTGCTGTCACCGGTTTACGAAGGTTATTAGGCAGGCGGTCGAGGAGCACCGGAAGGAGTGGCCTGACGGCAAGTGGATTCCGGTGACGGAGAGACTACCGGAGAATTTTGAGGGTGTCTTGGCATGGATCGAGAGGAACAAATGGGGCGATGGTGATTCGCCGACAAAAACCCAAGAATGCGCAATCGGGTGGCAAATAGACGGAAGTTGGCATTTTGACGGATACAGCGGCAAGGGAACAAGATGTATCGCATGGATGCCTCTTCCGGAGCCGTATCAGGAGGACAAAGCATGAGATACAGAATCGGAAAGGCACAAATCAAGATGCTGTTGGATGGAAAATCTCTAAGGATGGGGAATGGCGCTAAGGTCATGATCGAAAAGACCGGAACCGTTCACGATGCACTTAAGAAACTGATTGAAGACCCGGAGAGGCTTGAGAAGGTGGCAGTCTACACCGACGGCGTAACCATCTTTGTGGAGGACAAAGCATGAGCACAGGGATCTTTTTGATTAGCTGGGTCTTAGCACTATTCGGCATGTACCTTGGTTACAAGATGGGATATAAGGAAGGCCATGAGAACGGCTACAATCTCGCAAAAATTACATACATGATTGTGATTAACGGATACAGGAGACGCCTGGGACTGGAGAATGAAGATGAACGAGAGGAAACCGATGGCTGAGTATATCGAGAGACGGGCGGCACTTGATGCCTGTTTTGATGGATGGAACAATTCGGCAGATGATTGCGCAAGAAATATCAAAAGCATTCCTGCCGCAGATGTGGCTCCGGTGGTACACAGCACATGGATAGAGAATGGTGATCCGCTTATGCTTACGTGTGGGAATTGCGGTTATGGTGTAATGAGGTATAACAACACGCGTTTCTGCCCCAATTGCGGCGCAAAGATGGACGGAGGTGAATCAGATGGCTGACGAATATATCCACAGAGAGGATGCGATAAATATTGCGGTATCTTACGAAGTTAAAAGAGATGGATTTCATCTGAACGATTACGAATATGGGAGAAATCAAGTGGCTGATAGTATCGCAAGTGATTTGGAAGATATGCCACCTGCAGATGTTATACCGTACTCCATCGAGTCTGACGGCACGCTGATAATCACAGTGCCGAAAGGAACGAAAAGAATTGGCAGAATCCTCATAGAGGAAGACGGTACGCAATATGGTGGGTTGTTTTATCCCGATACTGGTGGATGTTTTTTAAGTAGCATGGAGAGGAGTGAACAGGATGGATGATTATATCCGCAGACAGGCGGCGATTGATGCGATAAAAACGTGGGGATTGATTGACGGTCTATCAGAAGGACAAGCGATTGAAATTCTTGCGGATAAAGAAAAGTTGCACGCCGCAGATGTGGCTCCGGTGGTACATGGGAAGTGGATACCGCATAGCGAAAAAAGCCGTGAATACATTGGGACAGTTTTAGTACATGTAATGTATGATTATTGGCTTTGCGATACTTGCGGTTATCGGGTGGAAAATGGACAGCCAATGTATAATTTCTGCCCTAACTGCGGCGCAAAGATGGACGGAGGTGAATCAGATGGCTGACGAATATATCCGCAGAGAGGATGCAGTGAATGCACTTGCAAAAACAATGCCAACACCTGCAACGCCTGACGGAGCAGGAGAATTTGACCATGAAATCCACATAGCGGATGAAGCGTTTGCGGATGCTATACGTATTATTGAATCCCTTGAACCTGCCGATGTTGTTCCGGTGGT